AAATCGTCAAAGTAAAGCCTCGCGGACGCCCACGTTTGACCGCCGACTCACCTTTGACCGACAGGCAGCGCAAATTTGTAAAAGAATTTGTCGCGCATGACGGAATGATCACCAAGAAACAAGCGGCTATCAACGCCGGGTATGCTGAAAAAAGCGCGCAGATAAAAGCCTCGGAACTTACAAACCCTCATCTACATCCAAACGTGGTCAAGGCGATCAAGCTGTATCGTGAAGAACTTAACGAGCAGTATGGCATCACCTATCAACGTCACGTTCGAGACCTTCAACGCATCCGTGACCGGGCCCTGCAAGACGGCGCATATTCTGCGGCGGTGCAGGCAGAGTACCGGCGAGGGCAAGCTCACGGCGACATATACATTAGCAAATCTGAAGTCCGGCACGGTTCAATTGACAGCATGAGCCGAGAAGACGTGATGAAAGCTTTGCAGGAGATAAAGGAACAATATGGAGCTTCCGTTATCGATATCACACCCGTCGAAAAAGAAGCCAAAGAATCTCGAATCGACGTTTTACCAAGCCCTGAAGCGAAATCAGAAGAAGCATCGTCCTGACGTTCACTTTACTCGTTTAGAAAGTTGGGCCTCGCAGGGTGTTCCAGACCTTGTCGTATGTTCTGAAACCGGGCGCTTTTCTTTTTGGGAACTAAAAACGACGTCAGGCAACGCTGTAGTCCTGTCACCTCACCAAATATCTTGGCTTACTCAACACAAACATGCCCCGGCTTTTGTCTTGGTCCGCACGAGCTCGGACGAAATACACGTTTACACGGCGGCACAGGCTGTTGAGCTCCGCGAGCGTGGCCTTATGGTCAAGCCCCTATCGTCTTTTAAAACCCCTTTTGATTGGCCGTCTCTTTTTGGTTTGACAATTGCTGTGTGAGAACTATCTTATACGCATCAACCAGTGGAGGTGTGTATGAATAGAGAATATAGCGTGTCCATCGTGGCGACAAATTGGGTTTCTGTAGAAGCGAGCTCAGAGGATGAGGCCAAAGAAAAGGCGCTTTCTTTGGGAGTTTTTGAAACGCTCGACGGCGCGGACTACAACGTTGTCAGCATATCTGGTCCAGATGATCAGCCGCCGCCGGAGCCGCCGAAAACAAAATCCGTGAAAATCCGTTTTACGCGAACTGAAACATTCACGCGGGATATCGAAATCGGCGAGGAACTGTTCGATCAGAACTATAACGAAGAGGACCTTTGCCGCGACATTTACTATCAACTGCGGGAAGAAGATGATTTGTTCGTCGGCCAAATACCGGACGATTGTGACGAAAAGGTCGAGCTCGTAAAAGAGGAAGCCGGGCCGTGGTATAAAATCCGTGATATAGAAAGCGGCGAAACTTTTAAAATGACAGTGCCTTTGATTTTGGATTGGCTCAACAAGGACCGAGTCGGATTGTCTAGCTGGTATGATGAAACAGACTGGCGCGACGGATTGGCAGATAATGGTACTTATGAGGTCGTCGCGGAATAATGTGGATTTTATCGCGCCTCTACTATCTGTTGTTTTGGGGACAATCCAACCCGGACAAAATCCGCAAGCGGTACGAAATAAAGCGGACGCCGCGATATAGAAAATAAAATCAGGGCAGGCTTTTCGCTTGCCCTTTTTTATTTGCGGTTTAATATGGGATACATCCAACAAAAGCGGAGTTTTAAAAAATGCTGACAACTGTAGAGATGAACCCGAAGCGATGGCGTCGAGAACAAGAACTGAAACGGCTCGGAAAATCCGCAAAAAGAGCGCAAGAAGAAAATGATCGCGGAGAATATGGCGCGGGTTACAACCGCCAATGGATTCGATTTTGTAAAAAACTGCAAAAATTGGAGGACGAAAGAAATGCTGAAAACTGTTGAAATGTCCCGAGCGGACAAAACAAGCGGAATTGCTGTGACCTATCGGTCGGGCTCAGAAAACATGTTCGGCACGTGCCCCGCCGACTGTGAGCTCAACCCAAGCGGCACCGGGTGCGGTCCGGTTCAAATAGACGTCGAATATTTAAAGGCGCTTTTAAAAGCAAAGCCGCGCCGCGGTTACAGTTTCACGTATAGCCATTTCAACCCGATGGCATGGGCGCACTATTTAGAGCCCGAAAAAACCGTAATCAATTACAGCGCCTCGACGCCTGAAAAAGCCGCGCATTGGCAATTAAACGGGGTTCCGTCGGTAACCGTAGTTGATCCCGGTTATTGGCACGCCGGAACAACTTTAGAATTTCAAACCGGTTTGGCTGGCGTCGGAAAATACAGACACGCGGGCGGCGTCCGGATTGTTCGTTGCCCGGCTGAATATTTGGAGCACGTCGGGTGCAAAAATTGCGGCGGGAAAGATGGCCCGCTTTGCGCACGTTTAAACCGTGATTTTGTCATCGGTTTTACCGCGCATGGCACCGGTAAAAAGAAAGCCGCCGATCCTGAGCAGCGCGGCGGATGTTATGCCGCAAGCGGTAACGTCGCAATTCATTGGCGGGCCATGCCGGGCAAGCCGCAGCCGCGCCCTGATCCGGAAGCGGTCGCGCATTTTGTAAAGACGCTACCGGCCACCGCCATTGTCCGGCATCACGTCGCCGGGGACATCGGCGCGGAATAGAGCCCGCCCCGATCTACACCAGCCCGCCCGCCTTCCCGGCGCGGCGGGTTTCTTTTTTAAAAAATAGTTTTGCTTTGTCGGATTTATCGCGTAATGTGGCAAATGACTGGGCGAGATTTGTCAGGTCGGGATTTTTGGAGCTAGCGCCCCGCTTATCCCTTGCCCCTTTCAGGTTGATGTTCGCACCACCCGCGCCCGTGCCAGTCCGGGCCCGCCGCAGGGGACCACATAGCGGCCACATATTTTGCAAAATCCAACCCTTTCCAAAATGGAGAATGAAAGATGTTGATAAACAAAATCGACAACGAAAACGGCACCCTTTCCCGGATGGTTTCTAGCATTGTTGATCAGAACGCCAAGGCGGTCGATTATCACGCTAATACCGGACTAATGGAGTTCCGCAGCGGTCCGGGTGATTTCCCGGCACAAATCTTTCTTGAAGGTCAAAAGGGCGAGCCTACGCGGACGCTAAGCGTTAACGATGTTTGCTTCACCGGTTTAGCTAAATCGGCTGAAATTGATATCAGGACCGCCCGCCGGTTTGCTTCTAGCTATCCGCAGGAATTTGACGCTTTGGTGAATGCCATCTGGCAAAAAGAACCAAAACAAAAAACCCTGCGGACCTTCATGGAAAACGACCATATCGGAACGGCCCGAGCGTTTTTGTCGGATAGCTTCAAGCTTTACGACAATATCGACATATTGCAGACGGCTTTGCCAGTTCTGCATGATAGTCCGAATGAATGGATTTTTGAAAACGGCCATCTGACAGATAAAAAGATGATGGCCCGTTTTCGGTCCCGGCTCATTACCGGCACGGGCTCAAATGTCGGCGATTTAATGGCGCTCGGTTTGTTGGTTGCTAATTCTGAAACCGGACACGGTTCTGTCCAAATCGCGCAAATCAGTTTCACACTGGCGTGTAAGAATGGAATGCAAACCGAAAACAGAGTGCGCACGCCGCATTTGGGTAGCAGCCGGGGCGATAAGGACGTTTGGTCGATCATGTCTCCGGAAGCTAAAAAAGCGGACACTGACGCCATGAATTTGAAGGTCCGCGATTTGGTCCGCGATTTTGCGACGCGTGAAAGCTTTGAAAAAGTTTTAGAGCAAATGCGCGCCGCAGCCGGCGACGTGATCGAAGGCACCGCGTTTGAAAAATCGGTTGATAAACTCGGTTCAATTCTTGCCGTTCCGCAGAAACGCCGTTCCATGATTTTAGAAGGGCTGATCGAAACACGCGGCCAAGACGGTTACGCCGGGCAACCGGTTAGCCGTGCAACCATGATGAACGCGGTCACAGCCGTTGCAAATCGCCCGGACGTTTCGCCCGACGATATTGACGACTGGCAGCGTCTCGGTGGTCGCGTCCTCAATATGTCAAAAGCGGATTGGAGCGCGGTGAATACCGCGTCGTTAGTCGCAGCCTAAACACCACAAACCCGGCCGGGGCAATTCGGCCGGGTTTTTTTATGCGCTCAACATGTAGTGCGTCGCTGCAGCTGTTCCGCCTCAAGATATGGGAACGGCCATCTAAAAATAGATAACTTGCCCGAGCCGCCGCCCGCGCATCATTTCAAACGTACCGGCGACCGGCGCGCCCGATCGATGGTCCGGTGTTCGCGGTCCGCGTTTTAAAAACTACGGTTCGCGGTTCGCGGTCCGCAGCGCGACGGCAAGGGGCCCCGGTAAACTTAATTTTAAGCAAAATCAGCGGCTTATGGCCCGGACTTCGACCAAAATGGCACACGTCCTGTGCCAGACGACGTCAAAGTCCAAGTTTTTCACAAACAATACTGCAAAAAACGATATCAATATGGGATGTTAGGTATATAATGGGTCCCCGGCGGGTCCCCCATGTTACCCGCTTATAGTTCAGCTAGTTTTATATAAAAAATGGGTATCCTATATGAGCGAAGAGCTCCAAGAACGGGTTGCAAAATTACAATTACGTCTGGCGCAACTAGATAAGATCGAACATTGCCAGAAGGACTTCTTGAGTTTTGTGAAAGCGGTGTGGCCTGAGTTCATTGCGGGCGAACATCACAGGATTATCGCAGAAAAATTTCAGCGTGTAGCCGACGGTGATCTGAAACGTCTGATAATCAACATGGCTCCCCGGCACACTAAGTCCGAGTTCGCCTCATATCTGCTACCGGCGTGGTTTATCGGGCAAAATCCTGCCATGAAGATCATTCAGGCCACGCACACCACAGAGCTCGCGGTTTCCTTTGGCCGTAAAGTGAAGAATCTTCTTGAACGTGAGGACTATCAGGAGATTTTTCCCAACGCAAAGCTATCTGCGGACTCAAAAGCCTCTGGAAGATGGGACACTGCACGCGGCGGCATGTATTACGCCGTGGGTGTTGGGTCAAATCTTGCAGGTCGAGGCGGAGATTTGATCATCATTGACGATCCGCACTCGGAGCAGACGGCTATGTCGGCCTCTGGCTTTGATAATGATTGGGATTGGTACACTGGTGGACCGCGTCAGCGTCTCCAGCCCGGCGGGGCCATCATTTTGGTTATGACGAGGTGGTCACAGAAGGATTTGACAGGCCAACTCATACGCCAGATGGGCAAAGAAGAGCGCGCAGACCAGTGGGAAGTCGTAGAACTGCCCGCGATCATGGACGATGAAGAGCCCTGTTGGCCTGAATTTTGGTCAAAAGACGATCTGGAGCGCGTGAAAGCGTCGATCCCGCCGTCAAAATGGAATGCACAGTACCAGCAGCGCCCGACAGGCGAAGAAAACGCAATCATCCCGCGTGAATGGTGGAAAAGATGGGAGAAAGATGACGTTCCCAGCCTTGAATACGTCATTCAGAGCTACGATACGGCGTTCTCCAAGCGTGAAAGTGCAGACTATTCTGCCATCACCACGTGGGGAGTGTTTCGCCCGCAGGAGATTGGGGGACCCCCGGCGGTTATACTGTTGGACAGCAAGAAAGGCCGGTGGGATTTTCCAGAACTAAAGCAGCAGGCTTTTGACAGCTACCAGTTTTGGGACCCCGACACTGTAATCGTGGAAGCCAAAGCGTCAGGGACCCCCTTGACTCACGAACTACGGAACATGGGCATACCCGTAGTGAATTTCACACCATCTAGGGGCAACGATAAGGTATCGCGTGTCCACTCTGTATCCCCTCTGTTCGAGGCCGGAATGGTTTACGCGCCGGACGAACAGTTTGCAGACGAACTCATTGAGGAAGTTGCGGCATTTCCCAATGGTGAGTATGATGACCTTGTTGACAGCATGACCCAAGCCCTGATGCGCTATCGTCAGGGCAACTTTGTCAACCTCCCAACGGATGATTGGGACATAGACGAGGACAATTACACTCAGGTTCGCTCATACTATGGCTGAAAAAGACACTATTGTAGGTTTGCCGGAACCTGATGCTCGCGGCGGCATAGATGGGGGTATCTACAGATTTTTGTCAATGTTGTCTCCAACAGAGTTCACCGTAGTGGAACCTAGAAAATCCGTAACCATAGACGACATGGGCGGGTACTCTCTGGTCAAGCCGGGGCAGTATGAGTTTGAAGGTTTTGCCGCCCCGCAGATAGTTACAGCGGGTATCGACGCTTTCAAAGCTCTTATGGATGACCCGGTAGAAGCAACAAAATCGGGTGTTGCTGGTGCGGCAGAAGGTTTTGCGGACGAAATACGCAAAGGTATGCGTGTCGCGAGCGGGGGCGAGGAAGTGCTCTTTGATCCCGAAACACAGACCTATGACCGATTTAGTCCTTTAGATTTGTTAGTTGCTAGTGGAGCCCCGATAGCTTACGGCACCGCACGAAGCATAAAAGCGATGACCGATGCAGACGGCGTTTCTGTTGGAATGTTCGGCGGAAAAGACAGTAAATTTGGCTCCAACGTAAAAACCATGCTGAAAGAGGCTAGGCTGATCAGGTCTAACCCTGATCAAGCACAGGCTTTTCAAGATACTTCTTCACTACAACGTGGTTTTCCTGAAGGTCAAATGACGGCCCTTCAAGGCTACATGGGTGGCGGGGTAAACAGCTTTGCAATCGAACACGGCGGTGATCTTTTGCACCGTATGACAGAAAAAGGCGGCAATTTTTCAGAACTTGCAAAGCCTAAAGTAAAAAGCCTTTTGCGTGTTTTGGAGAGCCCCTACGGCTTTGAACGTGAGGTCGCCGAAAACATGCGGGCAAATCACCTGTATGATTTGAAAACTTCTAAGGAGAGGGGCACCCCCTCCAAAGCCAGCACTTTAGAGGAGTTTGAGCAAAACATTCACAAAGGGCTTTCTGAATACGCTTCTTTGCATTCCACGCTCCCGGTGTTTAACGAGCTTCAACTCGCGGCTAGAAATGTTGCAGTCGCTCTTGGTCGCCGCAACTATACGGCGGCAATTCAAAACCTACGTATTCTGGACGACGCCATTGAAGACGGATCTTTTGAGGCGCGAAACCTAGAGTTTGACCCTGATTTTGAATCAAAAGCTGCGGTATCAGAATCTGGCCCAGTTGTTCTAGGCATGATGGGCGGCAGTAAGCCCGTCACTGTGCGCTCACTTGGCGGCGGCAAGGGCGGCATCACGGGGCTTGCTCACGGAATTAAACTTTACGATCAACAACAAATAATTACTCCAAATTTAGAAGAGGCTTTTTTCAAGGCTCCGGGCTCTGGAATCATGTCTCTTAATGTTGGCGATCAAACTGTGGTTGCCCCTTCGGAGCGTTATTCGATGGACCCTGCATTGTTGCGTAAACATGCTGGGACGACGATGTCTAAAGGGGACATTGTCAAAGAATTTGGTTTGAGTAATCGTGTGCGGAGCATCATTACGGACAATCGTGCAACCAGTGCTGAAATCAACCGCCCCGGATTTTCATTAAGTACAAATCCTGTCCTGTCGCTAACGGGTTTTGCCACAAGTGACTTTATAGGGACGCCAGCCAGAAACAGACTTGAAGGTCTTGTCGCTGCCGCTCCGGCGGAAAAACTTTACGTCAAGTCAGGGGAGCTTGATGCAGATGGTCAGCCAATATATCGCCAGCGAGAGATGACTCAGAATGACGTACAAAACCTTAGTCCGGCACAGTATTTGTTAGCAGCATATGATCCGGATAAACCACTTTTGAAAAAACCCAACACAAAATACAACGAGAGCGAAGTGCACATTGCAGAAGACGCTTCTCATGCGCTGAATATTCGCCCCTTGACCGCTAGAGAGGGCGAGGATGTTGTTCGACAGTTGGATTTTGAGCAGGTTGCGAAAAGAGAAGCTGAAAAAGCCGTGTTCAACATTGAATCTTTTGTGACTGATCGGACACCCACAACCACCGGTCCAAACTTACATGACCAAAATCGCTTGGGCACGGCGGAACACAGAAACATTGTAGACCTTAGTATGAAGCAGCTTGCCAGCGCGGTGCAGAACCCGGCGGCAATAGGTGCCTTTAATTTGAGGGAAATTGAAGGGAACGCTTACTATTTTGCAAAAGCTCTTGTAGAGCAGTCAAAACAAGCAAGTAACAAGGTGCAGACCGGCCCTAAACTGCCTTATCATCCGGGCGACGCTGAGTTACTCGTCAGCATGTACCCAGAACCCCTGAAGAGTCCGGTTTCAAACGGTCAGCGTCTTTATGAAGCCGCCGTTAAGTTTAAACAGGCAAAAGAAATTGAGGCTGCGGATTATCTCGCTAAAAAGCCACTCGTTGAGGCCGGGGCTAAACTACAAACAGAGCTTCTGAGAAACGCCTTGACCGGTGAAAGCGCAAAATATTCCCAGTATTTTATGTATGCGCCGGACTTGTCGGCATCAGGTGATTTAGCAAAGTTACGACCAGCAAAGTTATATGAATTAATTCCTGATAGCGGCGGGCTAATAGATGGTCTTGCACGTATTAGCGCAATGAATGACGGGTACTCAGGAAAGGGCCTTCAATACGGTCGTTTAAACACCGCAAAAGAATTAACAGATTTATATCGGTCTCAATATAAAGAACTGTTTGACCAAGCCGTGGCTATATTCGGAGAGATTGATGAAAACGGCGTTTTCCGGCGCACTATGCCATACAAGTTTTACCGCAAACCCAACATAGAAACAGATTTACCTGATCGCGGGGAATTTACAACGACGAGAGAAGGTCGTGAGGTGAAGGGGGCATATTACGAGGATTTCTTAAACAGCTATCAGGCGCTTTACAGAAATCTTGATTCTGTTCTTGAAATGTCACTTCATGGATCTCGTCCAGATTTTCGGGCTGCATTAGAGGGATACGAGTTTCCGGAAGACCTTAAATTCGCCCTCATGCAAATATACGACAGTAATTTGAGTCGAGAGAGAGCTTTTGCGGGGTCTCTCAACAAATTGCCGGAAGCTAAAGAATTTAATCAAGTTTACCGCAACTCACGGCAAGCTAGGGATGAGTTTTTCGAGATTGTTCGTGAGCTAGGTGGCGCGAAAGTAGCTGGCACTGGGGGTAAACGCGGGTTTGATGGAAGTATGCTTCCCGCTGCGGACTCTCGCACGTCACGACTTGCTGCGCGGATAGACGCAGACCCGACCTATGAGGCTTTCAGGGATGCTTTGCGAAATCGTCAACCCGGCGGCAACTTTTTGTCCACCAGTTCACAAGAGCTTTATGACAACGCCGTAAAGAACCTGCGCCTCGGTCCGCGACCCGGTGCCGAATTGTACGAAGAAGGCGGCGAAGTCGTGTCGCCTGATCGCGCGTTGGATCTTGTAGCCGATGCCATCAACAAAACAGGCCGTATGCCGTTGTTCTTGAAACGCGCTCTGAACCCGAAAACGCCAATGACTGAGAGCAAAGAGACGATACGTCTTGCGCATGATCGTATGGGTGACCGTTTTATAGTTTACCCGACGCTGTTTCCGATGAACACGCCCGACGGACCCCGGCTCACGGAACTTGGCATTGAGGCGGCGCGGCAAAAGGCGTTAGATAGTGGTGAGTATTTGATTTTTGACACTGAAGCAGAAGCCTCTACTGTGGCAGAGGGTTTCAGCAGAGAGATAGGTGTGGACAATCGGCCCGTCCAAGGTGGCGGCGTTGGTGATTTTATTCCGTATATGATACAGTAACCAAAATAAATGAGAGTTTGTCATGGCAAGAGCACCCATCTCACTCGTTGAGAACCAGAATCCGCAGGTGAGTGAAGGCGAACTCATGGCGGAAATAGAGATTGAAGCACCCGGCACATTGGATATGTCGGGTGTAGCGTCTGATATAGACATTGAAATGGATGATGACGGCGGGGCGATGGTCGATTTTGACCCTATGGCTGCTCGCATGGAGTCTGGTTTCAATGACAATCTGGCAGAAGACATGGATGACCGCGTCATGGGTGCGGTAGCCAGTGAGTTGATGAGCGACTTTGACGCCAACAAGGCAAGTCGTCAGGAGTGGGAGGATGCTTACGCCAACGGTTTGGAATTACTTGGGTTCAACTACTCGGAGAGGACAGAGCCCTTTCGGGGTGCTTCTGGCGTCACCCATCCCCTTTTGGCGGAAGCTGCTGTGCAGTTTCAGGCCCAAGCGTTCAA